ACGAGGTATTAATACAAAGTTCCAATGGATGATGAGCATATATATATGAACGTATTTAGTTATAAAACTAAACACTGAGTTATATGGTCACTACCCCATGAAATAAAAATAAACAACAAACGCTGCAAAAAATTTCATACAAGCACACAAAGAACACCCATATCTGGCAATTTCAATGCATAATATGGATGCCCCAAACAAGAAAATAAATAACTACTTTTATTCCTAACTATAATTTGGACAGACCTCAGACACAAATATATCAATCATTAAGTTACCGGTTTCGGCAGCATTAACTTGAAGAATTTGTACTCTAGGATCCACCGCAGTAAGGTTAGGTGTAAAAGCAAAGTCACTCATAATTAAGCCAGTATTGGTGTTAACTAAAACGTTACCAACATTACCAGATGTATTATTTAAATAAACAGACGGGATTACCCCATCAGCAGGACTGGGAGGAGACATATACGTGACACCAGTTGACCACGCACCAACGTTATAAGCATTAACATTAACTAAATAAGTTTTACCATTAGTAGTTGTTGGAAAATGCAAGTATCCATCAGTTGTCATATGAGTACCAATATTTGAACAAGAATTTGGTAACAATGATCCCAAGCCTGCAGCTAAATTAGTAGCCGCAATACTGGTGGAATTAATTGTATATTTATCAGTGGGCCAAGTCGCCTGCACATTTGCTGCACCAATTATAGGTTTAAAACACGCAATTTCATACGTAACCCATAACTCACCAATTTTACCCGTAGTATTTGCTTGACCTTGGGTAGCAACCTGCAAATTTCCCCAAAAATACGTCTTTGGATCCTCAGTTCCAGGAACTGCGGTTCCGTTTAAAACATATCGATGTGGAAAGGTTGTTTCAGATTTTGCACACTCAATGGCATGCATCATCCCATGCTGGGGTGCACATGAGACAGCATACTCTTGATTCAACATTTGAGCTTTGCTAGAGAAATTAGCCTTGACAGCATTGTATTCCGTAGAGATCATAACTGAACCCTGCGAATTAACGCTAGCACTACCAATTTCTGGAACATACTCAGCTATCATACCAAGAATTTGATATTCCTCGTAACTTATCGCTTGACTTTGCAGCCAAGGAAACAAATCACCATTACCAGGATTAATCAAATGATTTTGAAGAGTAAAGTTAACGGAAGGGGAAACATCACTAATATATTCTTTATGACGGAATATAAAAGCTTGACCCTTATTTTTGATTGTTGGCACCGCAGAACCATTCAACATTGAATTTTCCACTGGTTTTTCTGCATTAACGTGTACAGTTTCATCACCATAATCACCAGAACCACCCAACAAACCCATTGCTTTACCAGACAACCAATTGCCTAATTTAT